ACATGACGCAGCCGCCTCCCTGTCACCGATTGTAGCCAGCCACCGTAAATATCTCTACTGCTTAACCGTCCTGCAAGATGATGCAGCACCATGCCATCACCGATGAATACGGCGCAGTGATTCAAGCCTTTGCCGTTGATCTGCATTAGCAGCAAGTCGCCACGCTCCAACGGTTCATCTTCAGCTAATTCGCGAAATCCTGTTGCAGCCCAGGCGCCATCAAACATCGGCGCATTCATGAACAGTTCTGGTGTTGCGGGGCGATCCCAATCGCGCAGCATGATTCCTTGTTCTGCATACCAGTCACGCGCCAAAGTCCAGCAATCATTGACGGCCCAAGTCCATTGCCTACCAATTAAAGGGGCCTTGTAACCGCAAGGGCAGTATTCGCCCCAGGCTTCAATTCGTGGGTTGACGATGTGCCAAGGGAGTCCGTGTTTTTCTGCTGAAACTCGATCGGCTTCGCTGGGGACTGGTGCGGTATGCGGATGGCTGTGAACAATGCCGACAATTTCACCAGCATCTGATGCAGCAGCGTAATCCTCAGGATTCAGCACGAACATGCTTTCCATGTTGTGCGCCATGTTGCGGCATGGCCAATATCGTTTACGGCCTTTAACGACAACGACCAAACCAACCGACTCCCAAGGATCGCGGTCCTTGGCGTCTTGTAATGCAGCGTCGCGCCAAGTCATGCGAAGAAAGTACCAATGCCGGGATAGCCGCCAAATGGCAGCTCGTTATTCTCACCAAATCTAGCTTCGCAGCTACTTTGCTTCTTGCCGCAAACATCCTCAGATGTATTTACAACAGGGTTATCATTGGCGTCAAAATAGTTGGTGCCTGTGTAACCGCACTCTGCAGATCGATACACCCATTGGCAACGGCTGATGCACTGACGCTTAGGTGCGCGAATACCTGCAAGGTCAAATTTACTGGCAAGCTCAAACTCGACTAAATTTCGATTTTCGGTTGACTTGCGGTCAACGTAATAAACTTCTGACGGGAACAAAGCAGTTGCATCGGGAGTGCCGTAGGGATTCCCACTAGGAAAATTTGCATCATCAATGTAACGCGCCAACGTACGAAGCCGCGTAACTTTTGCGCCTTCCAAGCCGTTCGGCAGTGTCGCCAGCAGAGCCGTAATTGTGCTGAGGATATTGCTGACCCTTAGCGTTGGCCTTGGCAAACTACCTTGACCAGAATACGCAAAACCATCGGCTTCAATAGGCAACGCCGTATAAGTCGTGCCACCAAATACTAAATTGTTGCCAGAGTTTTGTTTAGTGCCGTTGTGGAAATAGTATGTCTGATTTACGCCATGTTGGTCAGCGTTCAATTCGAGCTGAAATAGCTCAATGATTGCAGTTGGATTGATTCCCTGCAGCTCACCAGTTATCGCCGCACTAGATTCAGTGTCGGTATAACCGACATCCCAGTAACCGGAGACAACGTAAGCCATGTTCAGCTAACTACAGCTTTGATAATGGCAAAGCCGATTACGATTGCTTCTGACAATGATCCACCAGTAATGTTGCGGACATTAATGCTCGCAGAACCTGATCCAGCTTGAGCGTTCAGCAGATACGATCCAGCGGTGCCTCCGCTGACATGGTTAAGGACAATGATGTCGGTAGCAACGACCTCGGTGTTGGTCAGCGTGAAAGTCACGGTTGTATCAGCAGCAAGTGCCGCTGCGTTCATTGTGATTTGACCGCACTTTTTGCTAAGCGTGACACCTGTGCTTTTGCTGGTGGCCTGCGTGACTGTGCCACCTTCGCCCGCAACGTAGCCAGCCTTGTCTGTATTGAGGTTGGTGAAGTTGGCATCAACTTCGGTGTGAGTGAGTGGTGAGCCTTTGCCAGCCCTGGTGACAATAGTGCTCATGGCTCAAATACTTGGCGGAATGTTGCTTGTATCGTAGCTCGATTCAGGTACGGAATTGATTTTGACCATTCAGAACAAATCCATTTGTAGGGTGTTACTGTCCCAGGCGGCGTCCAATCAAAAGCAGCGTTATCAGCAGCACGCGCATCAAGGAACGTCTCAATTGTGTCAGCATCCGTTTCCGACACAACAAAAACTAACGACCACTCTTTTGGATTTTGATTCAGCCCAAAGGATACGCGCTGCTCATAGCCGTCACCGAATCTAGTCGTACGAACATTTGGGCGACTAGATTTTTGCGCGTCGTACGTTGGCGTGATTGAAGGGAAAGTAGCCATTAGCGTGCTAACAAGCCTCCGGGTCGCTGTTGTTTAATCAATTCAGCTTGAACAGCTGCACCGATTGCTTTGCCAAGTTGTGATGCGTTTGCATTGTCACCTTGAGCACGTGAGCCAGAAGCATCTACGTTTACTGTTACGTTAGCGCCACCCATGGAGTTGTTTGGCGCAATGCTGCCAGTACGACCAGGCGTAAATAATTCAGGGCCACGTTCACCAACAAGGTAGGACGTACCTCCTTTTACGGTGCCTCCAGAGGCTCTGCCACCACCAAAGAGCTTACTAAAGAATCCAACGCCATCATCACCACCAAGACCGCCCAGGAACGTCTGCAAACCGAATTTCAACATGATATTGGCAAGGCTTCTTAGCGTGTCAGAGGCTACTTCAGCAAGCGATTTCGTACCTTCTACAGCAGCCGTTAGCGAATCAACAATGCCAGTCTGAATTGAATCGCCAATTGAACGGTAAAGCTGATCCATTTTTGCAGCTTGTTCTGCAAGTTTTTTGTTGTCTGCTTTAATAAACAATTCAGCAAAAGCCGTGCCGGCGTCTTTTGCGCCTTGCTGCAATTCTGCAACTCCTTCAATCATTGGCTTTAAGACTTGAGCGCCACGCTTAAGAGCTTGATTGGTTGATTCTTGCAATGCAATCGTTCTTTCACGAGGCAACATATTTGATTCCATAATTCGCTGAACCTCAATCTGCCGGTCAAGCTCAATTTTCAACAATTCATTATTGCTAAAAGCTAGTGATTGTCGTTTTTGTTCTAAAGTAAACATTGCTTCAGACATGTCAACACGTTCTTTTGCTGCTTTGCTTGCACGAGAGGTAGCGTTGCTAGGCGTTAGCGAAGGCAGTGTTATTTCTTTTAACTGGTTTTTAGGTAAATCTTTTAAAGCTTGCAAATTTTGACTTTGCATTTTCATAATTCGCCCTTGCAAGGCCACCGCTCTTCCGGCGTTTGGATCCTCTGCCCCAATCCTTTGCAAAACGTTGCTTAGCTGTGTCAAAGCCTGAATATTCTGTTGAATTCCTGCTTTGTTTTTTTGAGAAGAAATTTGACCTAAAAACTTTTCGATATCATCGACTGCCTGCGATGTAAGTCCAAAAGTGATTGCCGAGCTAATGCCGCCAATTTTTCGGTTGAATGCTCCAGCGCGACCACTTGCAAGCAATTGGTTTATGGCACCTAACGCCTGAATTGCCTGATCAAACACCCCTTTAATTACAGGAGACAAAACCTGGCCGATTGTTCTTGCAAGTTGGTCGATGTTATCCTGCAGCGTGCTAAATTTTCCAGACAAAGTGTCGGATTGAGCAATTGCGCCGTCTGCATATTGACCACCAGCGTCAGTAAGTTTCTTCAGTGCAAATTCAGCAGCTTCAGCACTGATTTGGCCCTTTTGCAATGCTTTGCTAAATTCCTCACCAGTCAGACCATATTCTTTTTTCAATACGCCAGCAAGATCGACGCCACGCTCTTGCAATTGCAGCAATTCTTCTGTTTGCAGCTTGCCTTTTGCTTGGATTTGGCCGTAAGCAGTCGCAATTCCACTAAGGTCAGCTCCCGTCGCACCGGCGATATCACCCAACCTTTTTGTTGTGTCTACAAGCTTGCTTGTTTCGACACCAAACGCCTTCAAACGCTTAGAAGTCTCAATTAACTCTGCACTTGTGAACGGTGTAACTGCGCCAAAGTCTTGCAGCTCTTTAATAATGCTTTTTGCATTCTCCAAGGAGCCCGTCAGCACCTTGAGGCTTTTTGTTTGTGTTTCTAGCTCCGCTGTTTTAGCAAATACAAATTTGAAAGTCTGAACAGCGGTAAAACCTGCAACCAAACCGCCGACAGCACCCTGTAGCTTTCCAACCGCCGCATTGACACGATTAAGTTCTCTTGTCGCGCTGCGGCCATCAACCTTAAGCTCAACGTTGGATACTGCCACGGCACGCTCTGCAATACGTTCAGTTTATCGATGACCTCGCTTTGCGCGATCCATCGCATCCTTCTCACGTTCACCCTTCAACTCGTAGTAAGCAGCAAAATGCACAAACTCTGCATCCGTAAGTTCGGTGCGGAGCTTGCTTACTGTCATGCCAAGCTCGCAGGCCAGATGAAACTCAAAAAAGAGCCAACTGTCCTGCTCTAATCGTTTTTTGCTTCCTTCAGGCTTTCTTCACCACCAAGGCCAAACAAAAACAACTCAACCTCATTTAACACTGACTCAGGTAGCTGTCGCTGCAGCTTGGGTGCATCCGCCATGGCAAAAGCTTTTTCACCATCCTTTAGCTCCGCCATTTGACAAAGCATGTAAGTGCTAATGTCTAGAGCTTCTTCGCTTTGCGCCATCGTCTGCGCTTTCTTGCGATCAGCCCGAGTGATCGGCTTAAAATACAGCTCAATTACGACTTCGCCTGCTGCGTTCTTAAGCTCAAATTTGCGACGCTGGTTAAGGTCAAACGCCTCAACCAGCAAATCGACTGTTCGAGATTTAGGAGCTGGCATTCAACGACAAAGCATGATGCCCCAAAGCTTAGTCCAGCATCCTTAATTATTCAAGGTTGCCTGTAATAGTTCCACTGGTAATAAAGCTGCAGCTAACAACCACAAGATCACCAACGTTGGAGCTAATCTCCATGTCAGTAACGATGCCAGCAAAACTGATCGAATCAGTACCGGAAACGCTACCAGTCGTAAACAGCTCAAAGGTTGCGTCTGCAGGATCTGCCGTGGTCAACACATCCTCAAGAAAACCAGCTTGGCCGGTTGCATCAGGATCGTAAACCAGCTCGACAGTACCGCTGCCAGAAATCATGCTGCCGACAAAACTACGGAAAGTGTCGCCATGAACTGAAGTGTCAAGCGTTTCTTTCGTAGTAGTCAGACTCCAGCTACGAGTGCCAACGACAGTAGCATTAGCTGAACCTGCAGCATCAAATTGGACGGAGCCTTGTTCACCTCGAATGGTGGCCATGGTCAGAGTTCCTCGATAAATTCAAAGGTCACACGGACCTGAGTTTGAAAATAGCCCTCGGGTACAGGCGGAGCCAATACTGATGGGCCGTTGGCTGCATCGAAGTAAACCTCCGACACGATGACTCTATTGTAAAGGTCTCGCACACGCTTAGCTATCACATAGTTGGCGCCAGGGCCTTCGCCTTGTGGGGTGAAAATGTTCAGCAGCAATAAGCCTACGACGCGATTTTGAGAGTCAGTTGTCAAACCTTGGCTCAAGTATTCGTTTTGGCCGAAACTTACTAGACATTGAACCCATGATGCATTGACCGCAGGCTTGTAATCCATATTGTGAAACACAACAGGGATAGCCGGAGAACTTGCAAGTTCAATTGCAAGCCTGCTTTCAATTGTTGCTCGAACAGTGTTCAGGTTTACGGCTGCCATCAGCTCTTCCGTTTAATACGCTCATATTCTGCCCGTGCATAGGCTTCAAGTTCTTTAGCAATCAGTTCAGGAAAGCCTGGTTTTGTACCCTGCCGCGTGCGGTACTTGCCGCCCCAAGATGCAGGCAAGTTTGTGCCATACATCACGGGCTCAGCATATGGAAGATTGTTGCTGATCGTGCCTAGCTTTGGTTCGATTTTTGTTTGCCAATTGCCGCGCAACCTTTCAGTGTCAACAGGCGTTTCTTCTTTTAAGCGACCTTCAGCTTCAAGCGTCATCGCACGCACAAGCTGATCAACCTGATCGCCCATAAACTCAGCGATCTGATTTAGTTTAATAATGCGTGCCATAATCAAGCCCTCAGTATCAATTCATGAGTAATAGGCTGGTTGTCCTGTTCAATCGTATTGATTGATATTACTTGATAAGTAATGCTTTCAATGATGACGCGATCAGCTGTGGTGATGGTTGTCCCATTTAAGTCAAGTGCTGCTATCAGCAATCGCTTGTCACTAGCCTGAATCAGCTCATTAACCTCGCTGAGGTTTACATCTTCCAGTGTTCCGTTTACACCAATATCAGTTGTAGTTTCTGCTGCAGTGCCGGTCACTGGATCGTAAGCCCCAGTTGTCACAGAGCGGATAGTGACATCACTGCCAAACTTATTCATGAGTTTTGATGCAACCCTGCGCAATGGGCCTGCAAGCGTCATGATGTTTGGAGCGTTTTTAACAGTTTAATGGGTTTAGCTTAGACGTTACCAACGTTGCTGTCAAAATAAAATCCGAAATAGATGTTGAGTGGGTTAGGGCTACACGCTAACTACGAGGGCGGGTTAAGGTATTGCTGCTCCAATGTCGGACATAAGTGTGGTGACGCGGGCATCTAGGAGGCGGCACCGCAAACTCAGCGGTGTCGAGGAATACGGTTAGGTCTTCAGTGAATGCCATGGTTACATACTAGTCGGGGACACTACTGGGCGACTAGAAGATGTTGTAGTGGGCGTTGATGTTGGCTTCGATGCCGTCTCGGTCCGCAGATTTGTCCGTGGCATAGACAATAAGCTCGGGGATATACCCAGGCCAATAGTTATCAGCTGTAGCGAAGAAGTGCTTACCAATCGTAAAATTTGTGTCGATGCCTGCAGACCCAGACCCTCCGGTTGCGGCCAATGCGCTGTCGATATACATGGCCGAATTTGAGTCGCTAAAACGGATAAAAGCAAGAACCGACGTATTTCTGTCTATATTGTTCGCGGCTGTAGCGAAAGTGCTTCCTGGGTAATACCCATACTTGTCTGCGGTCGTGCTTGTCCCAAAAATCAACCTTGACGTGTTATCTGTTATGTATGAAAGGGCTGGCACTGCGCTAACATTTGCCGAGCTAACGGATACTAGCGTGAGCGGCTGCGTAAGGCTCATGCTTGCGGTGTATTGCAAAAAACTATTTGAATACAAAATAGATGGCTTGCCTGTGTCATCTGTAATAACGACTCCGCTAGAAACTATTGAGGGCTGACTACTGGTTGTGGCTTGTTCGACATCTCTGCTATTCCCACTCTGGTCATACCAAGTCCGCACAAAGCCATTGTTCCCAGCACCAACCCACGCGGCAAGAGTGCCGTCACTAACTTCGGCGGCGGTGAAGTCTGCCTCGGTGTCGTCGTTATCGCGGCGGACGCGGACGACAGCGGGATTGCTGGTGCCAACAAGGTTTCGCAAACTGTAAGCAGCGGCGGCTCCTGGGAACTGATCAAGCAGTGCAGCGGGTTGATAACGCTGAGTCCCCGTAATTGTCCAGCTCATCGCAACACCTCCGAATGGCGATAGATTGGTAATACGGCGATAGATTGGTAATACGCCGATAACTTTCTACAATTGGGCATGGTAGTGGCAGTGACTAAAAGGTCGTGGTTTGTGTAGGTCATCCCCATACCTCCGGGAATGGTGCAGTTGGCGGGGTGAAGTTGGCGGTATAGCGGGCGATGCCTTTGGTGATGCGGAGATCGTCGATGTATCCGTTAAATAAATTACTGGTAGGCGAAGCGGCATACCTTCCAATCTCTAGTTGGTTCAGGTTGCCTACAGCGACTGTTTGATAAGCCGTATTCTCTATGATTCCGTTGTAGAATAAACGCCAATTGTTTGATTCCCTAGTTAGAGCAAAGTGGCTCCATTGATTTAAGGGGAAAGTGGTTGTGGTGGTCCAGTTAAAGTTGAATGTTGAATTAGGATATACATACCACGCTAGCTTTCCGTTTACAAGGACAAGAATCCAATTGCCAGTACCACGCCACGGAGGATACGAAGACACAATGGTATTGCGAGCATTGATTTGGGTAGGTAAGATCCAACCTTCAATGGTAAAATTGTTAGTACCAAAAACAAGATCGTTATTGGCTGGCACTGTCAAATAATCCTCGGTTCCATCAAACGCAATACTGCTTCCACCAAACTTACTCTGCGCCGTACTGATCTGCGCATCCCCAAATGCCGTCACCGTCTTAGGCGACGGGCTACTGTCAATGATCGTGGTGCTGCCGTTGGTGCCGTCACCATGCAAAAGTAGGGAGACATTGTTGTAATAAGGATCAGCAGCTACTGATTCCTTCTTCAACGTCACCTTACCCGGTACATAAATAGGGCTCATAATGTCACCTCCCCATCGGTCGTAGTATTAAAAACTTGTGCGTAGGTCATGGTATAGCTGCTCCGATAGCGGTGATTAAATCTGACACGCGGGTGTCAAGGGCGGCGAGGTCCAGGGATTCTCCGATG